GTATAGAGGCAAAAGGGAAGGGGGTTGCCCCTCCGTTGTGCCACTATCAGAATTGGATGGGTTCGGCGGTCGGTTGGGGGTCGCTGCTGTCGGCGGCGATCGTCTCCAGGATCTGCAGGATCTCATCCCCGTTGCTGCCACGGCGGAGCAGGGAGATGGCAAGGTTAGCGGTCATGGGTGTGCTAGGATAAAGGGTTGAAAGGGTGGAAGGGTTCAGGCAGCGATCAGCAGGTCATCCTCCCAGCGGTAGAAGTACAGAATCTCATCGTAAGCGGGGAGGGTCGGGTCAGCAGCAGGGGCATCCGCTTTCATGATAGCGGCACGGCACTGGGCAGCGATCTCATCGATGGAGATGGCGCGGTCGGTGGCGGGGTTGTAGCGCATGGGTCGGTTGCGTTTGCTTTGGTATTGTAGGGGCAGAGAGGGGGCATTCCTGCCCCCGTGTGCCAGTTGCTCAGGCGGTTGCCAGAGCGGATTCCATGCAGACCTCCCGCACCTCCAGGCGGGAGTAATCATAGAGACCCCGCTGGAGCTCCAGTTCATAATCCTCTGCAGCGGAGCGGCAATCGAACAGGCGGAGGGAATCGAAGTCGGTGCCTTCATAATCCCAACCACCGATCACAGCGTAGACTTTCATCGGGTTTCCTTGTGAACTGAGATCAGTATAGAGGGTCGGGGGGTCGCTTGTGGACCCCCAGTGGACAGTTCAGAGATCGTTCATCATCTCACAGATCTCCAGACCGTCGATGGCAGGGTCATCCCAGCGGCAGCCGTCAGGGGTCTCCTTGCTGCCACACTCCCAGAGCTGGGCTACCAGGTCCTGGTAATGGCGGCAGCGACGTGCCAGGTGATAGAGTCCCTCATCATTCTGAATCCATAGGGCGACGTTCCAGGTCTCCCAGTTTGCCCATCCGTTGAAGGTCGTGTCCATTGTGGGGTTCGTTTGTGAACTGAGATCAGTATAAGGGGTCAGCGGGCGATCAGGTCGCCTGCAGTGTACAGTGCCTGAGCTGTCACATGGCGGACGGGACGGATCGGTTCCCATAGTAGCCAGAGCAGCAGAGCGGCAACGGTCAGGCGGAGCATGGTAGCACGGTGGAAGTCAGCGGAGCGGGAACGGGTCAGGGAGCGGATCATGCGGGCAGGATAGAGTCCATCAATTCAACTTCACGGGGTCCATCAACGATCCATTCCTGCCACTCTTCAAACAGAGCATTTCTGGCGGCAACGTTGCCACTCTGCTGATGATGGTACATTGCGACCTTGACAGAATGGATCAGGTCGTGAATCATGGCGGCGCGTTGGTTGTCGTTCATTGTATCAGGCAGCAAGGTGAGCAGGGGAACCACAGGAACGGTAGAAGTCTACCATGCGTTCCGCCTCCTCCAGGGTGGGGAACCATTGCGAGCGCCACTCACAGGCATTGTAGGGGACCTGGTAACGGACTTCGTAGCGGATCAGTGCCATGGGTCGGTTGAAATGCTTTGGGGTGGCGGGTCCGTGACCTCCCGCCTACGGGGTAAGGGGTCTGGGGGCAATGCCCTTCGTCTCTCCCCTTGTGAACATAGTATGGCATGGGCTGGGGGTCAGATCAACGGGGTCTGTGCCAGTTCAAAAGGTGGCACAAGGTGGCTGGTCAGGGGGTGCTGAGGCTCTATGATAGGGTCACAAGCGAAGGAGGGGCGGGGTAGCCCTGAAGACGAAAAAGGTCGTCACGGGGGCAGCCTTGAAATAAAAAGGGCAGGGCAAAAAAAGGGGGGCGTCACCGCCACCCCAGGAAGGTGGCGGGGTTGCCATACTCCCCGATCACGACCCCGTTGCAGCGGATCTCAGCGTAACCATACTCCTCAGACAAGGAGTAGCAGAGGTCCCATGCGCGGTCCTCATCGCAGGTGTGGTTCTCCCAGGGAGCGGAGGGGCAGATCACGTCGTAGCGGGTCATGAGTTCGTTTCGTTTGGTATGCCTTAGTATTGCACCGATTCAGGCGATCCACAAGGGGGGTTGTGCCAGTCTCTCAACTGGCACACGGGCGGCTGACCCCAGTATACCTAACTCCTACGCTGCCACGTTGAACCTTCCGCTGTTGAAGTTATGGTAAGCGAAGACCTCACGATTGACCAACTTGAACATACCAAACTCATTAGAGAGAACGTAACCCTCAGCATCAATACGGTTGCCGTGAATGTAAGCGGCAGGACCATCATTGCGGCAGAGGAACAAACAATCATCCTTGATGGACTTCACCAATGCCCACAAACGAATCAGGTTGATGTCACAATCGAAGTCCTCTGCAACGATGTTAGCACCAGTACGAATGCAAGCGTTCAGTTGCTGTTTGATCTTTACCGCTTCCTTCTCACTCACGAAGGTTGCAGTGGTTGCCATCTGACGGGCGAAGTTGCAGACCTCTTCAACATCAGCGAACGACTTTTGACCGTGCTGAATGTATGCATCAGGTTGCACAAACAGTACGCTATCCGTACTCTGCAGATTCACCATCAGAGGCAGTGCCCAACTGTCACGAAGATCGTAGTTTGCTTCATACACAGTGTGCGGAGCAATGATGATGTTCTGAGTCACAATGTCTCCGAACAGATAGGTAATCGTGTTCGGAGTGTACTCATTCAGACCACCAAACCCGATAAAGTCACCCTGAATGATAGACTCAGTACGGGGCAGATGATCCAGGCACGAATGCAGAATCTGGGCAACTTCACCCTGATAGAAGAGATCAACCTCCTCATGATTGTGGGCGATACGAATCTTTTTCTTGTTAAAGACTGCCTTGGTTCCTACAAAGAACTCACCGTTGGCAGGGTTAGTTCCCCACACGATTGCGGGAGCACCATCAATCTTCACGCTCAACTTACCAGGATTCACGAACCAATCCAGGACATCAAGGTCACCCGTGAGGATGGTATCTTCGGGGTGTTCGAGGTGTGTGTTTTTCATACTGTTAGTATTGCACGGATTCGGGGGAACCGCAAGGGGGGTTGTGCCACCTGTTTCACTGGCACAGGGGCAGCCGACTTAGGTATAAAGAAAGGGGGCACGAATGCCCCCCAGTTCTTTATGCAAACATCATACCACTTACGAATTCGCTCTCATTGAAGACAGGAGAAGTTCCTGCCTGCCCGATGAACTTATGAACGAACCAATTGAAGTTCCGTTGAAATACACATTCGCCCTTGATTCCGTGCTCTTTGAGAATAGCATTCAGACGGGACTTTGTGGTGACAGACTGATGTCCACCGTCAAAGATTTGCACGAAGGTGTCACCAACGGTTGCAATGTGATTGCCGAACAGAAACACTTTAGACTCGTTAGTTTCGGGGTCGAAAGTAACAGCGGTGTTGTCTTTTTGCCAGTTCTGGTTGTTCAGAATGGCAGCGTTCATTTCACGTTCGATCTTACGCATGGCGTGGTTGTTTGAACTGAAGGTAGTATGAATCAAAAAGGGGGGCATTGCAACCCCCCTTGTGCCAGTTCCTCAACTGTCACCCAGGAGGTCGGGATCCAGCAGATCGGGATAGTAAGACTCAACCTCAGAAATCAGTTCCTCATCAGTATAACTGGTGATGTTTTCTTCCATCTGGTCACCAACAATACGAAGCAAATCTTTGGTGCTCATGTTATCAAGCAAACGATCAATGTATGCTTCAACGAGTGCTTGACGATCGAAAGGGTTAGGTGTCATTTGAGAAGTGCGGTGAAGTTGTCACAAACGATGTTGCAAAGAGCATCCAGAACATCATCGTTCAGGAAGAATTGCTCATCGTCAATTAGACTAGCATAGGAGAGAATGTCCTCCTGGATTTGTTCACGAACTGAAATAATGTCAGTTTCAGTCATCATTTGCCCTCCACAAGATCAAACTTAGAATCAACACATTCCCAATCACGACACAAATCGTAGTCGGGTTCGTTGATCCATTCCTCTGCTTCTTCTTTGGTGTCGAAGACAACAGTGGCGACGTTAGTTTCAGTAACGAAGACAGTGTAAGACATGATCAGTTAGCGTAGAGGGGGAGTTTCTTACGAAGACGAATTGCATCGTCAATCATTTCACCAACCTGTTCGTAAATGTAGGACGAACCACCTACATCAGCGAGCACATCTTGAGTGAAAAGTGTAGAGAAATACTCATCCTGATTAGTGTCTTCGTTGAACTCAAACACATCGTGTTGAGTGAACACGAACGCGGCACACGCTGCGTTCTCACCTTGACTCTCAATCATTGAATTGATAGAGTCACGAAGTTCAGAAAGAGTGCGGTACATAATCAGGAAAGAACGTGACGATAATCAATGGACTTGATGCACCAACCTGTTGCACAGGTGATCTCTTCTACAAGATCATCTTCATCATCTGCCTCCCAGATTTGACCGACAGTTTCTGCAACAATCTCATTGTATTCTTCGAGTGTGACCTCATCATCAGGATCATCAAAATCGAAGAAGATTTCAGTAACTTGGAATTGCATCACTTACGAAGCGGAGAATTGTAGTAACGAGTGAAGCATAGCACCAGAATGATGCCAGTGGAGATGACACCGACCAGTCCGAGAACTGTCACAGCATCGCCAGTGAAGTTGTAAGTTTCAGGCATCATTTGCGGTTTCTCCGATAACGGTCAAAAGCAGTAGGGTCAGGATCATAAAGACCGCCACCCATACGATCATCCAGGTAGAACATAACTCCAAAGGTGGCAAGAATGACACCACCCAGAATTGCAGTAATCATTTGATGTTGAGGTGAGGTTGGTTGTAGATCATGTGGTCAAGAATGATACCGATTTTTTGTCGGTAAGTTTCATCATAATTCTTGGAACACTCCTCATACGCTTCGTAGAGTTTAGTATAAAGAGTGTCCCAATGTTGCCGAGAAATGTATTCCATCAGTAATCGTAATCGGCGGCAAGATACTCATTCAGGTTAAAATCTTCATCATTCAGTTCAGGAATGTCGAAGATTTCACCAGGAGCATCTTGAATCTCAGACCAGAGTTCATCAAACATTGGAGTGTCTTTCAGTGAACGAATGTAATGTATCAGGGATTCAGGCAGAGCACAAGGGGATGTGTGCCACTTCCTCAACTGCCACAATGATACCCGTTTCATTATAATATTTCATTGCAAGATCATGTGCCGTTTCATAATCATCGACGATCTGACATTTCCAACCGCCGATGACATCAGGACCAGGAATGAATGCAGCAAACATAATACCTATTTCAGTTTGAGTTTGAGTGCTTGAAGTGCTTGTTTTCGGGATTTGATTTTACCCTTACACATTCCCTTGGTTCGCTTATGCTTACCAGAGTTGTGTTGCCAGTTGGGTGTCATTGGGGCGAATCCCTCATCAACAAATGTAATGTATCAGGGGGGGCAGCACGAACGCAACCCCCCTTGTGCCACTAGACGAACTGGCACATTAATCTCCCATCAGGACCCGAGATCTGATATCTTTAAAGGAATTCAAAGAGGGGAAGGGTATCCCTGCCGACGACAATACATCGCCACCCCACCAGCTCAGCGATTCTCAATAACAAAATCTTATTGAGAATAGTGTGACAGTCGAGAAACTGTCACATTACTCGAACGGATCGAATTCTTTGACTCTAGACTGTACAGATTCGCTGGGCTCGAGTTGTAACAATTCGTGCCAATTGATATCATCCAGGTCTAGATCATCGTAACATTCGATATCTAGTGTGACCCGTATAAGGCGTTTATGTGCTAGCATAGGTGTCTCGTCTAGATGTGGATGTCTAGTCTAGATTCTATCATGCATAATGTCGATATGCAAGACTTTCGTAATCTTGCCCATCTCGTGCATAATCCTCGTCGAGATCTGATGTACCATACTCGTAGTATGAATCCTCGTCGAGATAATCGTTACCAGTGTACGTATAGTCGAGATCGTAATCGTCGTACATAACTCGTCGAGATTGTGTGAACGCTTTCGTATTGTAGCATAAAGCTCGACGAGATGCAATCTAGTCTAGATGTAGAGTCTCGTCGAGATTCATACCAATATATATGTACTTTCGTATAATATTGTGTGTTTCTCGACACATAATCTCGACGACATCTAGTATGATATCTCGACTAGATTCTAACACGAACTCATAAGTCTGTCAAGTATTATAAGTCTTGTGTGGGTTTTTGTATCTCCGGGCGCCGTGGGACTTGACAAACTGCGCGTTCTTGTGCTAACGTGCTAAGCCCACAAGACCCAGAGGGGTTTCTAAAAGACCTAGAAGGTATCAGAAGGTATCAGAGAGTTTCTCAACACAATACCTTATTGATTCTCAATAATATCAACTTTATTGAGAATATTATAAAATACACACAATAATTTAATCTAATATTAACTTAAAACAGTACCCTATAATACACAACACAAAAT